GTAGAACCTAATCCACTGAAGTAAGAAGTACCTACAATGTAATGACCAGCTGCCCCGTCTGCTACTTTCCAAGGGTGAAAGGCTTGAAGGGCTAAGTCTAGTACAAGAATGTTATTGTACTTATAGTCAATACTCTCATCTTTGTTAGGGTAGAACCAGTAGATGCGTTGGTTGATTTGGTCATACTCAACAAAAGCCTGGGCCTTCTTCTCGTTAGGGATTTCATTCCAGAGAGTTTGAATTGTAGAAAGGGATAGGTTGTTAGCAGTAGGTGTGTTTAAACCTTCACCAGCTTGAATTGCGTAGATGCCTGTCTTGGCCCACCAGATAGGTACGCCTCCACCAACTGTAAAAGTGTTCTCGTTAACAATACCTACATCAGAAATCTGAGTGATAGAAAACTCTGTAGCACGAAACACGTTGTCTACACCAGCAACAGACCATACACCGTTCTCAGCAAACACGATAAGGGATGCACCTAGTACGTACAACTTACGAATGTTGTGAGCATCTGGGATACTTACTACACCACCGTCAGTGTCCAACAAGTCAGCAATGATTTCAGATGTGGGATCGTTGACCTGATAGCAGTTACCAATGTCACGAATGTTTTCAGTCAACCTAGAGAAGTAAACCTTGCCACCGTTCTTAGCTGAGTCAATACCAGCATAGAAGATACGTCCAGCATAGGCTGCAACACTACGGAATCTACCTGTCTCTACTTCAGTAGGAATACTATTTGTACGAACCTTGTTAAAGACATCTAGCACATAGTGACCGTGGGAAGCTAGTGATGAACCAGTGTAGATTTCTTGCCAGTCTGCTTTATTAAAAGCACCAGCAGCAGTCTTACCTGAGTACCATGCGTGGGTCAAGGGAGGGTAAGTTGAGGAGCTTCCTAGATAAGTAGTCAGAGCAGCTGCACCCTTAGTACCAATCCAGCCAACATTCTCTGTATCATACTTTCTTTGATTAGAAGGAGAAGTTTTATCTTCAAAGTACTCATCTGTTACTTCAGCAACAGAACCCTGCCACTCAAAGTCTCTCTCCTTAAAAGCAATAGTTGTAGCTGTAACTTTAGAATTAGATGCTGCATTATACTCAAGGTAGATTGTGTTAATAGCTGGAGAGGCAACAACGAGAACACCATTCAAGGATGTAACCTGAATACGTTCTTCAGAAGGGGAAAGGTTATTGTTTGCTGAGTGGTTATCAAGGTTTACCGAAGCATTTGGTATTTTTTGAGCAGAAAGAGGGTCTAAAGCTTTCTCATAGAATCGAAGATTTGAACCGTTTTGTACTACAAGAAACTCTAGGTTAGTCTGTCCTGCAACATTAGACCAAGTAGATGTCTGAAACACAGCACCTTCAGCAATGTTGAGACCAGCTGTAACTGCACCTGTCTCTAAAGAAACAGCCTTACGTCTACGTCTTGTACCATCCCGTTCAAGAGCACAGTTAAGCTCATCAACAGATGCGTTCTCAGGGAACGTAAGTTCAGAGGCCTCAGTGATGAGACCCTTGACAAAGGTATTAACCGTTCTCTGAATTAAGCTCTGAGGCATCTAGTTTTTCCTTATCGGCCTTACGAGCCTTAGACCTGTCATTAACTGCTTTACGAGGTGTAGTCTTCTTTAGGGCTAGGTGGGTAGCTACAGCCTTTAAGGCTCCGTCCATTCCTGTCCAACTTCCACTCAACTCACTAGGAACTTGTGCTCCATTTTCGTATTTAACTGAGTAGAACTTAAAACCATCCTGAGGTTTGTAAACAACTAAAGCCTTCTCTGTTTTATCACTGTGGACTTTAACTTCTTGACCATCTTCACTTTTGATTAACTTAATGTCTACCATAGTTATTCTTTGGCCTTCCTACGTTCAGTCTGTGTAAATCATTCTGTACGTACACTTTCTGCCGTCTAGCTGTCTGTTCAATCTTAGGATCAGAACCAGTCTTAAACAAGGACATGGCTGTAGACTTTGCTTCAGCTAAAAAGTAAGGGAACATTACATCATCTAAGTCTGGGGTGAAGCTATCTGTAAAGGCGTCAAACGTAGGGTACTTAATACCGTACGATCTCGTCTTAGCAGATGTAAGGATTGCGTCTACAGTAGCCATGTAGGAATCAAGAACCACGTTCTCATCATCAAAGGATGTGTAGTAACTAGGCATAACGTCATTACGAATAAGCAAGATACTGTCTGCCTGTACGTCATCAACCTGCAAGACGTTAGAAGCTGTACTGTCTCTAGCGTCTGACAAAGCAAAGAACTCATCTGGCTCTAGGTAGATAAGACGTTGATAGTCTACTCCACCAACAACCTTAGTTACGTTGTAGTCCAGAAACTCAATGTTCTTTACACGAGAAGGAAAAGAGAAGTGAGTAGGTCTAACAGAGCTAGAAAAGGATGTAAGCTTAATTATCTGGGAGTGTTCAGGAATATCACGAGTAGCAATCATTGCAAAGTAGGTATTCTCTACTACTGAAGCAATCTGTCCAGCCTCGTTAGAATCTGAAATGCTGTTGATCTCCTCCGAATCCATGTCGGACAAGATATTCTGGACCATTTGAAGGAGAGTCATTTTCATGTTATGCACTCATTCCAATAATAGAAACGTAAATGTTTGCGTAGTTAACTTCTACATTGTCTGCACTAGCTTTAGTCTTAATTTCAATGTAATCGTTTTGTGCAAGAGAGGTAAGACCTGTTACACTAATGGAACCCCAAGTACCTGTAGCGATAGTACGGATTGCTCGTGAACCTACAATCTCTACACCATTCTTAAACAAAGCCCACTCTATCTCGTGTGACGGCCCTGTAGATTGATTAGAAGACATTGTTACGTTAATAAGACCTGTAAGACTTGTAGCATCGTTGTACTTAAATCTTAGGTTAGGGGATGTAACAACTGTAAAGCCTGATACTGTAGATGAAGAGATAGAAGGAGATAAGAACTTCTCAGCTATGTCTGTATCTAGGGAGTAAGCATAAGGGGAAGAAGCATTGAAAGCGGTAGCAGCACTAAGGTGTCTGTGGATAGGTTGCCATACCCCACTACCTGAACCATTGGCTACATAGACTTCACCACTGTTAGCACCAGCTGCACCCTTAGGTTCGTGCAATGCACTACCCGTAAGTACTGAATGTTCTACGTTAGCCATATTTTATATCCTTAGCAGGGGGGACTTCTTAAGACTATTATACACACAGGCGTAATAGTTGTCAAGTTAAAAGTGGTAACAGGAGGAGATTTCTCCCCTCCCGTTGTATTTTAGTTTAAGCCAAAGGCTTTGTGAGAACAGAAACCATGTTCTCTGGACGGTACAGTTTCATACCATAACGTGCAGTAGTTACAAACTCTGTACGCTGGAAGTCTTTGTTGTACTCTGTGTCCACTTCAGGCATCTGACGCCATGCACCAACAAACGGCAAGACAGCTTGATCAGCAGAGAAGAACAAGTTGTTAATTGCGTTAGATGGAGCAGCAACACCACTGATAGTTTCGGAAGATTTTGTTGCTAGGTAGTTAGATGTGTATACATCAAAACCATAGATGTTAGCAATAAAAGACATACCAGAAGCGATACCAGTATTTACGATACCTTCCCAACGTGGGTTGTTCTGTACTGTTGTAATGTTTGCGAGAGTGTTCATCTCAAACTCAACAGACGGATCAACAATAGCCACGAGGTTACGCTGTGGTACTTTACCAGTCTTAAGAGCACGGAGAGCTTTAGCAAAGTCTTCTGCCGCAATCTTACCGCCAGTACCTGAACCAATCATACGGTGAGCAACACCGTTGACGTTGTTAGGGTTAGCGGCTGTTTGACCAGTCTGAGCAAGCTTCATGATGTCTGTTTCCAGACGTTCCATCAAAGCACGTTCCTGAAGTGGAACAAACTGAGACATGATCTGGTTGGAGTAGTAGACATCCTGCATCGCTTTGTTAGTGATGTAGTTGCTTGACTGAAGGTAGTCAGTGATTGTGAACGTGAACTGTGCATCATCAATCGCAGTGTAGGATACAGCTGAATCTTCTGTGTAGTCTGCGATTGTTGCGTCACCCAAGGATGGGATTTTGAATGTATCACCGTCAGGGAAATCACTCAACCAGTTGACGTATTTCATACCTTGCAATTCGTCACGCAAGATTTCTTTAAGTTCGGCGGACCAAACTTCGGCACGTTTAGCAAGTGCCAGTGTTGCTACTGTGTTACCAGCCATTTTCTTATTCCTTTATTTATAGAAGGCACTACCCAGACGATCAGCATCTGCCATCATCGCCCGTTGGGTAGTAGGTTTATAGTACATAGTCGAGTTTTCTCTGCGAAGTCTCTGGTAGTATCCAAAGTCCTTTTCAGAGGATGCTTGCATTGTAGAACCTTCAGTACGAATGCTCCCTTGAATCACTGGAGACCGTTTAGGCACTGGCTGTCCAAGCAACTGCATGAAAGCAGCAGGTGACTTAGAAGCCATGCCCTGTAGTTCTGACAGTGATAGCCCTAGTTCAGTAGCCTTTTGCTGCACTGTAGCAGCAGCTTCTGTACCGTAGGCTTTTTCAAGTTCCGCCTCTACGAAAGCAATGTTATTTTTAGAAACACTTTGTTGCTCTCGTTTCATCAGGGTCTGTTCTACTAGGCTCTCAATGTTTGCTTCACTCGAACTAAGCTGGGTATTAGCTGTATCCGAAGTGCCACTCATGTTGTTATTAGGATCAAGAAGTTCGGTTGTGGGTTCCGAGGCCATTTCTTCCATCTTAGCAGTAACTCCAAGTTTGTATGTTTGTTTCTCTAGGTCAGCTTTTAAAGAAGCATTCTCTTGTTTCATCTGTTCGATGAACCTGTCAGCTTCTAGCTTTCCCTTTGCTAACGCCTCTACATCATTGAACTTACGTCCATCTCCTACAAGGTCACCTAAGACAGAAGGGTTGGTCACCGCTTCAGAAGGTACTACTTGCTCACTCTGCGTTGCGGGGGTCACCTGCTCTTCAGAAAATACACTCATTGTTAATCCTTGTCTAAGTTGATAAGGTCCAACACAGTGGTCACTGCTCGATTGAACCCGTTACGATCTGCTTGCTTGTATGCCCACGAAGGTGAGTCATAGTCTGCGGCAGGGGTAGTATCCTTAAGCATAGGCTCTAGGATTTCTTTAAGGCGGTCTAGACTTTCTCTGTTAGATTGGAGTGTCTGAGCTACTGCCTCTTTTTGTTTCTTTGACTTGCAGTCTTTGAACCAAGCTGCCTTCATTCAATAGGCTCCTCAGGGGCTTGCTGTGGTGCAGCCTCTAGCTGTTGCATACCCTGCTCTGCCATCTCTTCTTGTTCAGCCTCAAACTCGACCTGTGCGTCTGTGACGACCTTCTGAGTCTCAAGCTGTTCTGATACTGCAATGTTCTCACCAAACAGTGCTGGTTCACCAAGTTCATCTGCCAACAAACGAGCAAACTCTTTACCTGACAAGTGAGAGGCAACAGAGGGATCAGATGATTTGATCTGGAACATAGTTGTAAGGTTCTGTACACGTTGAGCACGTTCAGCAAAGTGACGAGCACCCATTGGTACGATCTTACCGTTTGATCTTAGGTCATCACGAGTAATCTGTGTGAAGAAGTAAAGACCTGTATCTTCGTTCAAGACCTTAGCTGTGTCCTCGTAGTCCATGTTACGACGAGCTACTTCAAGCATTGCATTCAAGATAGGTTCAAGAAACACACGTTCAAAGTGGGCAGTCTTATGTTGGAAGATACGACCAGCAGCAGTCATCAACTGGTTAACTTCAAAGGCTGTCTTCTCACCAGCACTACGGATACCCATAGCCTCACGAGGAGCACCAGCCATCATCTCCATCTTAGCTTCTAGTTCTCTAATCTGGAAATCAGCATTGAGAGCAGTAGCATCTGGTACAAGGTAGCCTACGTCTCCCTCATCACCCAAGTAGATACGAGCATTAGGTTCGAAGTCGAAGTCTTCTACGTCACCCCTGATCTTAAGAACTGGGTAGGCGATCTGGTCAAACACATCAGCCTTAAGGTTCTCAAGGTGGTCAATGCGGTACTGCATACCGACCAAGTTATCCAGTGGACCCATGCTGTAAAGGTTGTCAGGACGGTCTCTCCAACCTACGTGGAAGATAGGGTCACGACCAAGGAAGCTAGGGTTCTCTTCGTTAGACAAAACATAGGAACGGTCTACGATAGTGATGACACGGTTGTTCATAAACTTACCAGTGTCTGTGTCATAAATGTCACCGTAGAAGGTAAGCATTTCTACATAGTCTGATTCATAGTAGTCGGACAGGTTAGAGAAACCATCAGCTACAAAGCCCTCAGACTTGTTCACATCAATCTCGTTACCCTTAGCTGCACCACGGTTACCTAGCATCTTATTAAAGACGCCTTCCATGTAAGCTTTATCTGGAGATGTTTCGACCATACGTTGTACTTCACCCAAGGTAAGGATGGAACGAATGATCTTAGGAGTATCAGCAAACTCAGCAGCTATTGGGTTGAAGCAGATGTCGTAGGGTGAGATACGAACTAGCTTAGGGCCAACGTAGTTTACTACACGTTCACCATCTTCAAACTCTGTAATCTTACGTTGATAGTCTACCGTAGCAAAGCAGTTACCGTATTGAATATAGTCGTTGATAAGTTTACTTGTGGTGTTAACAAAGTCAGACTGACGTAGCTTGTTCTGCATGTACGCCTGAATGATGTCACGTTTAATCTTAACGTCACCTTCATTGTCGGTAGCTTCAAAGCGGAACCATCTTTTCTGAGGGAACAAAGCAGCGAAGTAGTTTGCGTGAAGGTTATCAGCAATCTGTGTCAGCTTAGGGGTAGTTGTAGAGTTAGACCACGGCAACTTGTTGTTACTCGTAGTGCGAGTATCTGTAGCATACACATAGTTGCGTAGCTCTTTCCACTCTTTTACTTTCTCAGAACGAGCATTGTTCCAAGAAGTCCAACGGCTAGAAATATCCACGGCTAGGGTGTGTGGATCAATAACGCCTTCAATGTCAAGTGTAGTGCCAGCCATGATGACTCCTAGTCCTAGCTATGTGTTAATAATAACACAGTGTAATTAACTTGTCAAGTGTTAAAATGCAACACCACCGAATTTAGGATGAAATACTACATTATTATCTTGATTTCTTTTTCGTATTGCGGAAGCACTTGGCTTAATAGCTACTTCAACAGCAGCTGCAAGACAGTCTTTACAGTCGTCGTGTGCTGGATTGTAAGACACCAACTCTTCTTCTAGTACCTGACAGTTACCACCACGGTAGTGATACACCTGTAAGTTGTCGTACCTTGGTTCAAGGATAGCTGCTATACGTTCTTCTTTAGAACCTTGGTGTCTGTTAGGTCTATGTTCATCAATCTTAAGAGCTAGTCCGTTAGGCTTGATGTAGTTATCTTTAAGTTCAGAGACGATAGCTGACTGAGCAGCAGTACATTCAGCCCGTAGCTTTCTAAAGTCCCATCTGTTTAGAAGGTCTAAGATGTGCTTGAAGTACTCAGAAATCTTATCTGTTTTAAACCTGTCAATGTCTAAGACGTAGACGTTGTTCTCGTAGTCTACACCAATCACAACAACTGCTGTGTAGTCAGCCCTCTTGCTAACACTGTACGCAAAGTCAACAGCTGCACTGACGTTTAGTTTACGTCCCTTGTACTGCCACTGTCCGTTATCTCTATCTAGATGCTTCCGATCATAGTACTGAAACTTCTCATAGGCGATAGGTTGACTGTCAGGGTCAGTAGGATCGTTGTAGTACTGTGCTCTAAACTGCACCCTGTCTAGGTACTGTCCACGTTTCTTAGCTAGGATAGGGATGTCAAAACCAAACATCTTACCATCCTTACGAAGTTGACGGGGCCAGAGGAAGTCACCAGTACCATCACCGTTGTCTTCTACTGCCCGTTCCATTACTTCGTAGATGTT